TCAAGCTGAGCCCCCAGGAGATGAAGCAGTACAAGACCATGGAGGCCGAGCAGCTGCTTCACATCGACGACGAGGACGTGGTCGCCCTGAACGCGGCCGCCGTGATGACCAAGCTCCTACAGATCGCCAACGGCAGCGTCTACTCCCACGAGGGCAACGTCGTCCGGCTGCATGATGCAAAGCTGGAGGCGCTGCTGGAGATTATCGACACCACCGACAGCCCTGTTTTGGTATTTTACAGCTACAAGCACGACCTGGACGCTATCCGGGCAGCGATCCCCGAGGCCCGGACTTTGGACGGCCCGGAGGACATCGCAGAGTGGAACGCTGGCGAGGTCCAGGTGCTCCTGGCGCATCCGGCCAGTGTGGGCTACGGCCTCAATCTCCAGGAGGGCGGCCATGTGATCGTGTGGTACGGCCTCACCTGGAGCCTGGAACTCTACCAGCAGGCCAACGCCCGCCTCTATCGGCAGGGCCAGGAGAAGCCGGTGATCATCCACCACCTGATCGCAGAGGGCACCGTGGACGAGCAGGTCATGGATGCCCTGGAGGCAAAGGACACCAGCCAGGCGGCCTTGATGGCAGCACTGAAAGAAAGGAGAAATAAATGAGCGACCCGAGGAGAAACGCAGAGGGCTATCTCGATGTGACAGCCTATCTCGGCACCAAAAACGTCATACAGGAAGAAAACGAGGCCGAGCGAAAGAACAAGGACCTGATCCACATCTTCCGCCTTTTGGCTGACATGGCTGGCTTTGAAATGGTCGGCCGCATCACGATAAAACACAAAAAGACAGGGAGGGTTTTCAGACGATTGGATATTTAAGCGGTCCTATTACGGGCCATAAAGACTACCGGCGTCAGTTTGCGAAGGCTGCCGCCGCGCTGAAGGAGATGGGCTACAACGTCATTAACCCTGCGGCGATTGATGACGCCATTCCCGTCGAGTGCATGAGCTACGAGGAGATCATGCGGATCGACCTGGAGCTCCTGTCCACTGCTGACTACCTGGTGCAGCTTCCCGGCTGGGAGCGATCCATCGGCGCCAGTCGCGAGCTGGGCTTCGCCCTGGGCACCGACAAGATCATCGTCAGCCTGGAGCAGCTTCTCACGAAGGAGGTGACGCTGTCATGACTTTAGACGAGACCTATGACTTCCTGATGCAGATCCGCCGCAAGGAGATCATCATCAGACGGAAAGAGACCCAGCGGGACGAGCTGAGGGCCTGCCTGCTGCCTGGCGCCATCCGCTATGACCGCGACAGGGTCCAGAGCACTCCGACCGATAAGATGGCCGACGTCATCGTCAGAGTGGACGAGCTGGACCGAGAGATCGAGCAGCTCCGGCGTGAGAAGGCCTCCCTGGTCATCGAGATCAGCGACGCCATTGAGACGCTGAAGGACGACTACGAGAGAACCGTGCTGACCGAGTTCTACATAGCACGGGCGCCGATGACCGAGGTGGCTGACGCCATCAACTACAGCGTCCGCAGGGCGTATCATTTCAGGAAGATGGGCGTCACCCATCTGGGGGAGGTTTTAGGATGATCAAACTGTTAAAAGGCAACTGTCTCGACCTTCTGCGGCAGCTGGAGCCCGGCTGCGCGGATCTCGTTCTGATAGATCCGCCATATTCCAGCGGCGGCCTGTTTGCCGGCGACCGCAAACAGGACACCCGCGTCAAGTACACCGACGCCGACTTCAACGGCGCGGCACGCTTCCCCAGCTTCTCCGGTGACAACATGGACCAGCACAGCTTCATCCAGTTTATGACCCATGTCAGCATGGAGCTCAGAGAGTTGACCAAGGAAGGCGGCACCATCGCCGCCTTCATCGACTGGCGAAACCTTCCGGCCATGACGGACGCGATCCAGATGGCCGGCTGGGTATGGCGTGGGGTCATTGTCTGGGACAAGGGCATCAGCCGAAACATCCCCGGCCGTTTTCGTAACGACTGCGAGTACATCGTCTGGGGCACCAACGGCCGGAAAGAGGTGGACTGGAAGGCAGCCAAGGGCGCCAAGGCCATGCCGGGCATCTACCACATCAACAACGTCAACACCAAGCAGAAGCACCACCAGACGGAGAAGCCCGTGGAGCTCCTGAAGGCCCTGATCCAGGTCTGTCCAAGGGGGGGGACCGTGGTGGACTGCTTCATGGGGTCCGGCAGCACGGGCGTCGCTTGCGTCCAGGAGGGCCGGAACTTCATCGGCATCGAGCTGGGCGACCAATACTTCGACACGGCCACCAAGCGCATCCAGGAGGCCGAGGACGAACTACTGAACGACTTTTAGAAAGTCGGCGAACATTGCAAATCAGAACGTGTTATACTGGTAAAGCGGACGAATGAGAGCAGGACCGGAAGGGCCTGCTCTTTTCCGTTTATCGAAACGACGAATAGGAGGCGGCGAGACCATGCCAAAAGCAAGGAACTCGAAAGTGGACGAGGCCCTTGCATTGTATTGGCAGGGCCTTAAACTCATAGAAATCTCCCGGAAGCTGGACATCCCGGAGGGGACTGTCCGCCGATGGAAATGCACCTACAAATGGGACGCCCCCGAAGAAACCGAGCGCTCGCAACCTAAAAAACCGAACGCTCGCAAACGAGGAGGGCAGCCTGGTAACAAGAACGCCACCGGGCCACCCGGTAACAAGAACGCCGAGAAGTTCGGCTTCCTGTCCAAGTATCTCCCAGAGGAGACACTGGAACTGCTGCACTTGACAGCGGGCTCCTCCCCTCTGGATCTTCTCTGGACCCAGATCCAGCTGGCCTACGCTGCCATCATCCGGGCGCAGAAGATCGCCTACGTCAAAGACGCTGAAGACAAGACCATCGAGAAGATCGAGGACCGCAGCGGCGCCGAGTCATGGGGCGAGAAATGGGAAGTCCAGCAGGCCTGGGACAAGCAGGCCAACTTTATGAAAGCACAGGCACGCGCTCAGAGTGAGCTCCGTGGTCTGATTAAGCAATACGACGAGATGCTGCACAAGGACTGGGACGCAGCCACAGAGGAGCAGAAAGCTCGCCTTCATCTGCTGAAGGCTAAGCTGAACGACGGCTCCGATGACGCTGGGAAGGTGGTGATCATCAATGACACGCACGACCCGCATCAGTGACCTGATCATCCCGAAGTTCTGGCCGGCCTTCAATGATCGAGAGCACACGCACAAGATCCTGACCTCTGGGCGAGCCGGCACCAAGTCCTCAGAGGCTGCCATCGAGGTCGTGTATAAGATCGTCAGCGAGGAAGACTGCTCCGCCGTGGTCATCCGGAAGCGCCATAACAAGCTCCGGAAAACGGTCTACAAAGAAATCAAGCGAGCCATCAAGCGCCTGAGGCTGCCGGAGAGCCTGTTCAAGATCACGGTCAGCCCCATGGAAATCACATACAAGCCAAACGGCAACACCATCTACTTCACCGGATCCGACAGCATTGACGACACCAAGGGCATCATCGACGAGAGCAAGCCCATCAAGATCGTGCTGCTGGATGAGGTCAGCGAGTTCTTCACAGACGGCGAAGGCGAGGACGAGCTCCAGAACATCGAGGCGACCTTCATCAGAGGCAACGCCGAAGGCTTCCAGATGCTCTACCTCTACAACCCGCCGAAGAACCCCAACGCCCCCGTGGTGGTCTGGTGCCGGAAGATGGAGAAGCGCCCGGACTGCATCCACGTCCATGTGGACTACCGGGACGTGCCTCCTGAGTGGCTGGGCGCCAAGCTGATCGAGGCGGCTGAGATCCTCCACGAAGTGGATGAGCGCCAGTGGAGATGGCTCTGGCTCGGTCTCAGCATCGGCGTGGACGAGCTTATCTACTATATGTTCGGCGATGCTGCCATCCAGCGCCCGAGCCGCGACCACTACCGGATCATCGGCATCGGCGTGGACTATGGCCAGCAGAACGCCACAACATACCAGGCGGCCGGCCTGAATGAGTACGAGCACAAGCTGGACGGCCTGGCGGAATACTACCACAGCGGCCGGGAGACCGGAACGCAGAAAAGTCCCAGCGAGTACGCCGGGGACTTCGTCAAGTTTTTGAACCTGCTGCATGAAACCTACTCATGCAGCTATTTTTATACCTTCATCGACCCCTCGGCCCGTGGCCTGATGGAGGAGATCAAGCGGGCCACCAGGGGCATCGGTTACAACGTGCTGATCCGCGACGCCGAGAACGACGTGGCGCTGGGAATCTCCCGAGTGCAGAAGCTCCTGACCTTCAAGATGATGACCGTGTCGCCAGACCAGGAGAACGCCGTCCGGGAGTTCGGTCTCTATGAGTACGACAAGAAAAGCATCGAGAGGGGCCGCGAGGAGCCCGTGAAGCAGGACGACCATGGCATGGACGCCATCCGCTACCTGGTCATGGGAATGTGGTCGAAAATCAAGAACTACCTGCCCATTAGGGATAAAGAGGAGGAGCCGGAAGGAGCCATAAAATGAACATTTTCGAGTATTTCAAAAAGAAGGGCATCGACACCATCGACAGCTCCTTCTACAGCAAGATCGCCATGTGGGACAGCTGGTACAGGGCGAACGTCAAGCGCTTCCACCAGTACCGCGTCTACCATGGCACCGGGCAGTATGAGCGCTGCCATCGCAAGAGCCTGGGCATGGCGAAGAAGATCTGCGAGGACATCAGCGACCTGCTGCTGAACGAGCGCGTCACCATCACCATCAAGGACGAGACCACGGCCAAGTTCGTCCGCAGCGTTCTCGATGCTGCGAACTTCACCGTGCAGGGCAACGAGTACCAGGAGCGCAAGGCTGCTTGCGGCACCGTGGCCTATGTCCCGTATCTGACCAACATGGAAGTGACCGAAGACGGCAGCGTCCTGAGTGCTGACATCAAGCTGGACTATGTGGTGGCCAAGAACATCTACCCCACAGCCTGGGAGAACTCCAGGATCACCGAGGTCATCTTCGCATTTCCGAAGACCTACAAGCGCAAGAAGTACGTCCAGCTCCAACACCATAAGCTGGAGCCCTGGCAGGACAAGGATGGCAACGATCTCGGCTATCAGTACGTCATCGAGAACAGCGTCGTGGAGTGCTCCTCTGGCGCTGGTCGAGATCTGACGCCCGCCGAGTGGAACGCGATCCCGTACTTCGAGGGCCTGGCTGCCAGAGTCGAGACCGGCTCCAATCAGCCCCAGTTCATCATCGACAAGCTGAACATCGCGAACAATGTGGACGAGGACGACACCAACCCGATGGGCGTGGCGCTTTTCGCCAACAGCATCGACGTCCTGGCCAAGATCGACCTGGAGTACGACAGCTACGCCAACGAGTTCACCCTCGGTCGCAAGCGCATCTTCGTGGCGCCTGAGATACTGACCGACGCCAACGGCTCCCAGGTATTCGACCCCGACGACAGTGTCTTCTATACGCTGCCGGAGGACTACTTCAAGAACACCAAGGAGGCGCTGCACGAGGTCAACATGGAGCTGAGGACCGAGCAGCACGAGCAGGCCATCAACAACGATCTGAATCTGCTCTCCTTCAAGTGCGGCTTTGGCACCCAATACTACCGCTTCGAGCGTGGCACGGTCGCGACGGCCACTCAGGTCATCAGCGAAAACTCCGATATGTACCGCACGATCCGCAAGCATGAGATCATCCTCCAGGACGTTCTCACCGACCTGATCCGCACGATCATCCGCCTGGGTAAGACTGCCAACGTGTCCGGCCTGGCGGAGAACACCGACATCGTGATCGACTTCGACGACTCCATCATCGAAGACAAGCAGACGGAAAGAGCCGAGGACCGCAAGGACGTCGCCATGGGCGCCATGGGCCTGCCGGAGTACCGCGCGAAATGGTACGGCGAGACGGAGGAAGTCGCAGCCAGTAAGCTGCCTGACCAGTCCGCCGGCGTTCTGATGTAATGGATCAGAGTTACCACGACCTGCTGGCTGCCGGCGTCGAGAAGCGCTTCCGGGACCTGGAGATGGCGATCATGGACGACATCATCCGCCGGATCCGGAAGGCCGGCACAATAACCGACTCGGCCGACTGGCAGATCCAGCGCCTCATCATCCTGGGCAACAGCACCCAGGACATTGAGAACCTGATCCGGAAGGCCGTGGACGGAAACGAGGAGGAAGTCCGCCGGCTCTACGCTGAGGTCATCGAGCGGGAATACACCCGCGACCGCAGCCTCTACGAGCAGATCGGCAAGGAGTTCATCCCCTACGAGCAAAACCCCGAGCTCCAGCAGCTGACTGACGCCCTGGTGCATCAGTCCAGTGAGGAGCTCTACAACATCACCAAGAGCACCGGCTTCATGCTGGACAACGGCCACGGCGGGAAAGTCTTCACGCCCCTGGCCGACGTCTACAATGGCTACCTGGACGACGCCATCACCGGCATGGCCAACGGCGCCTACGACTACAACACGCTGGTCCGCCGCATGGTCAGCCAGATGACAGCCTCCGGGCTCCGGACCGACCACCCCTTCAGCGATGGTGGCAGCGACTACGGCGTGGACTACGCCAGCGGCTGGCACAATCGCGTGGACGTGGCCGCCCGCCGTGCTCTGCTCACTGGCTTCGGCCAGCTCACCGGTCACGTCACGGATCTGAACGCCCAGCGGCTGGGGACCGACTACTTCGAGGTCACATGGCACGCCGGAGCTCGTCCGGATCACGCTGCATGGCAGGGCAAGGTCTACACCAAGGAGCAGCTGACGACCAAGTGCGGCCTGGGCACCGGCCCGGGCCTGCTGGGCTGGAACTGCCGCCACACCTACCATCCCTTCATCCCCGGAGTGAGCGAGCGGCTCTACACCGACGAATGGCTGGAGGAGCAGAACGCCAGGGAAAACACTCCGCGCCGCTTCCGTGGCAAGGAGTACACCACCTACGAGGCCACCCAGAAGCAGAGGCAGATGGAAACAGCTATGAGAGCCCGGCGTGAGCAGGTGCAGCTCCTTCGTGCTGGAGGGGCTGACAAGGAAGACGTCACCATCGCCCGGTGCAAGTACCAGGCCCAGCTGGAGCAGTACCGCAGCTTCTCGAAGGCGATGGGCCTGGAGGAGCAGACGGAGCGCATCTACACGGGACGCACCCCGGGCAGGATTTCACCGAGCCCGCAGGTCTACGCGCAATGGCAGGTCGAGCAGGCAGCCAAAGCGGCCAACCGTGCGAAAGAACGCGCTGAGAAGCAACGCAGAGCGGCCCAGGACGCGGCTCAGAAGGGAGCAAGCACATGATCCGGATAAACGTCAAGGACACCGGGATCACCGTCTCAGGGCACGCACAGCGGCTCCCTGGGGCGTCTCCCGGGCATAATATTATTTGCGCCGGCGTCTCGGCGCTGACCCTTACATTGATCGAGGGGCTGCGCGAGGTGGCGGGCATCGAGATCCAGGAGAGCGTCAGACCGGGCAGCACTGTCATCAGCTGGCCGGATCTGAATGAGATCGGCCGGGCGCTGGTCCGCACTTATGTCCTGGGCCTGGAAGGCATCCGGGACAGTTATGGAGAAATAACGATAATTTGAGCGCCGCGAGGCGCTTTTATTATGAGCAGACGCCGGGCTCTGAGCCGGCGGGAATGTTCACGACACATTACAAAAACGGAGGAATGACCCAATGAAAAAGTATTTTAACCTTCAGCTCTTTGACAACGGCGGCGAGGGCGGCTCTGGCGGAGGCCAGGGTGGAAACGCTGGGGACGGCAACGGCAGCCAGGGAAATGCCGGGAATAATGGAGGCACTGGAGGCTACAGCTTCCAGCAGGCCGAGGAGATCGCCCAGGCTCGTGCAGAACGCGCCGAGAAGGCCGCTCTCAGCTCCTACTTCAAACAGCAGGGCATGAGCGAGGAGGAAATCAACCAGGCGATCAAGGACTTCAAGGCCAACCGAGAGAAGCAGCGCCCCAATGTGGACGCCATCACGAGAGAGCGCGATGACGCGCTCGCAGAACTGGCTCAGATGAAGAACAGCCAGACTCTCGCCCAGAAGGGCGTCCGCGCCGAGGACACTGACTACGTCATGTTCAAGATCGCGGCCCTGATGAAAGAGGACAGCAAGCTCGACTTCGAGAAGGCCGCCACCAAGTTCCTGAAAGAAAACCCCCGCTTTGCTACCAGCGGCAGCGGGTCCTACCGCGTGAAGACCGGCACGGAAAGTTCCGGTGCGGGCAGCTCTGGAAACCAGAACAGCAACGACTTCATCAACGCTGCCATCCGCAGAAAAGCGGGCCGCAACTAACAAAATTATGGAGGAATAACCACATGAAAAAGTATTTTAATCTTCAGCTTTTTGAGACCGACGCCCAGATCATTGACAGATCTGGCGCCGAGTCTCTGATCCCCGAGGAGCGTGCTGCGGAAATCATCCAGGGCGCCATCGCTCAGTCCGCTGTCCTCTCCATGGGCCGCCGTCTGGCCAATATGACTGCAGCCCAGACCCGTCTCCCTGTTCTGGATGCTCTGCCTATCGCCTACTTCGTGAACGGCGACACCGGTCAGAAGAAGACCACCAGACAGGCATGGGACAAGAAGACCATCATCGCCGAGGAGATCGCGGTCATCGTTCCCATCCCCGAGGCAGTTCTGGACGACGCTGACTACGACATCTGGGGCGAGGTCCGTCCTCGTATCCAGGAGGCTTTTGGCCAGGTCATCGACGCCGCCATCCTGTTCGGCACTGACAAGCCCGCAACCTGGCGTGAGGGTCTGGTGCCTTCCGCTACTACTGCCGGCGCAGTGAAGCAGATCTCTGCTGATCTTTACACTGACCTGCTCGGCGAGGGCGGCATCATCTCCAAGGTGGAGGAGTCCGGCTACTTCGTGTCCGGCCATGTGGCCGACATCGGTATGCGTGCTAAGCTGCGCGGCCTGAAGGACGGCAACGAGCGTCCTCTGTTCCTGAACTCCATGCAGCAGGCCGGCAACTATACCCTGGACGGCTCCGCCATCCAGTTCCCTCGCAATGGCGCCTTCGACAAGACCAAGGCCCACATGATCTCCGGCGACTTCTCTCAGCTGGTGTACTCCATCCGCCAGGACATCACCTTCAAGCTGTTCACTGAGGGCGTCGTGCAGAACACTGACGGCACCATCGCCTACAACCTGATGCAGAACGACATGGTGGCCCTCCGTGCTGTCATGCGTCTGGGCTGGGAGATCCCGAACCCTGTCAACGCCATGGCCAAGGAAAAGGCGAAGCGCTTCCCGTTCGCCGTGCTGACCCCCACCAACGTCTAAGTAAAGGAGGTGCAGCCTGATGTACGTCTCCTATGATTTTTACAAGCAGACCTTCGGGGGCGCGATCCCCGAGGCTGACTTCTCCAAAGTCGAGGCCAAGGCGGAGGCGGTCATCGGCTACCTGACCTATATCAATGGGGACATCTTCGCCAAAGAGGACAACCGCGTGAAGCTCGCGGTCTGCGCTGCGGCGGAGGTCGTCCATTATCACAACAACCAGGCCAGCGCAAACGGCAACCAGGCTGCAGGTGTGAAAAGCGAAACCAACGACGGCTACTCCGTGACCTACATCACAGAGGGCCAGGACGGCCAGACCGCTGAGGAGCTGCTCCGCAAGAAGATCCTCGAAGCGGCCCGCGTCTACCTGCTGCCGACCGGATGGCTGAGCCGATCCCTGAAGGGAGGCTGCCGCCATGTATGTGCAGACTGCGATAACAGTCTTTAATAAACGCCTGGGCGCTGATCGGCGCGAGGTCTACTTCCCGACCTGCATCCGCAGCGCGTCCTTCCTGGAGAACAAGAGCTCCGGCCACTCTACGGACGGAGCTCACTCCCAGAGCCTCGCCTACAAGTTGAGGATCCCGCTGGGAGCGAAGATCCAGGACGGCCGGAGCTATGTCCCGGCGGATAAGTTCCGCCAGCTGGACGAGGATGCAGCTGCCAAGGCGTGGACGCTCCAGACCGGCGACTATGTGCTGCCTATGGCGACCGAGCTGACGGCTCCGGTCGATCAGAAGCAGATGGAGGCGCTCGGCCATCTGATCTACGTCAAGGAGTACGCGGACAACACCATCAGAGGCTCGGCCGCCGTGAAGCACTGGCGGATCGGAGGCGAATAATGGCGTTTAAACCCATCACTAACCCCAGGGGCGCCATCGTCCGGGGAAAGAACGGCAAGGCCGAGCTGATCTGGAACGCCGGCTGCGCCCCGAGAATGAACGAAATGCTCAGCAAGAAGCAGGAGATCATCGACAGTGAAGTGCTCAGGCTCTGCGCTCCGATGGTTCCTAAACGCACCGGCGCCCTGGAGCGATCCGGCGCGCTGGGCACCGTCATCGGCTCCGGCGAGGTGCAGTACATCGCACCATACGCCCGCCGGCAGTATTACAACACCAGCCCGACCCGCAGCTACGACTCCAGGCGTGGCGGTATGTGGTTTGAGCGAATGAAAACCGCACACAGGACGCAGATCCTGAAGCTGGTCAACAAGTAAAGGAGGTCCGACATGGTCAAGTCAATCATCGAGGGCGTCGCTGACTTCTTCAAGGACTGCCCTCTCCTCAATGCCGGAGTGTTCCGCGTGGACGCCCTGGGAGACGAGCCGCAGGAGTACACCATCGAGACGGGGATCTTCAACCCGATCATCGAGACATACATCGACGGCAGCTCTGACCGGCGCTACCAGTTCAACTTCGGCAGCCGGGAGTATTACAGCATGGACCGGCTCCAGAACATCGCCAACAGCACCTTCTACGAGGACTTCGCCAACTGGGTCGAAGCTCAGGAAGCTGCCGGCAATTTTCCGGAGCTGCCGGAAGGTATGCACCCGGAACAGCTCAGCGTGCTCTCGTCTGGCTATATGTTCGACGAGTCCATGAGGAATGCACGCTACCAGATCCAGTTAGAACTCATCTATCACAAGGAGGCATAAGCACATGAAAAAGATCAACCTTCAGCTCTTTGACGAGAGCCGTGCTGCCCTGCTCCGCAATGCCATCGCGGACTATGCCGAGATCGACGGCACCTACGAGCTCATGGGCACCGGCTTCACCACTCTGGACGAGAGCCCCAACGCACAGACCGACAGCGAAACCTACATTAACGAGAGTACCGCGTCCACCGACATCACCGGCTACGAGACGGAGTTCTCCTATGAGTCCCGTCTGATCCCTTCCCAGAAGGCGATCTATAAGCTCTGGAAGATGGGCCGCGACCATGCGACCGGCACTGACGCCCAGCTGAAGTACGTCCGCGTCGAACTGTTCAACCCCATCGGCGAAGCTACTGAGGCCGCTGCCGAGTTCACCGCCCGCCTGTTCACTGTGGCCAATGAGGTCAGCGACAACTCCGGAGCAGGCGGCGAGAAGATCAGCGTCTCCGGCACGCTTCACGCGGTCGGCGATCCTATCCAGGGCAAGTTTGACACCGTGAGCAAGAAGTTCACGGCGGGCACTTTCGCCGGTAAGTACGACACCCCCGTCGCGTAAACAGGTAAACACTGGCTCCGTACTACTGGCCCAGCGAGGGCAGTGAGCGACCAGGCACCAGCAGGCGCAACGGTGCAGCCTGCTGGCGCTCTTTTCATAGCACCGACCAGAGGAGGACAACAGAATAATGGAATTGATTATTAACGACGTGAAACTCGAAGGCGATCTGATGGACGCGGACTTCATGGAGAAGTTCGAGCAGTCCATGATCAAAATGCGCGACACGGCTCAGGCCAAAAAGCGCGAGAACTTCCCGACCGCTGCGGCCAACTACCGCGCCCAGTGTGAGGTGGTCAATGTGTGCTTTGACGAGATTTTCGGCGCTGGGACGGCCGACAGGCTCTTCCACGGCAAGATGAACGTCATGGAGCACCTGAAGGCCATCGAGAAGGTCAGCGAGTGGGCTGCCAGTGAGCGGAAGACGCTCAACGACTTCACCAACCGCTACACCCAGCGCCAGCAGGCTGCCACCCGGCAGATGCAGACCGCGCAGTTCGTCTCCCAGCAGCACGGTCACGGCAAAGGTAAAAGACACTGAACCTTCTGATCGACGGCCTGCCTGAGGAGGTCGAGATCGCGGGCCAGCTGGTCCCGATCACCACGGACTTCCGCACGGGGATCCTGTTCGAGGAAGTCCTGCAAGACGGCCAGCTCGATGACCTGGAGAAACTCAGGACCGCGCTGGATCTCTACTTCCCGGGCGTCGTCTTCGATGGCGACGTGCTCGACGAGGCGATCAGCAAAATGATCTGGTTTTATCGCTGCGGCACGGATCCCGCTGAGACGACGGAAGAAGACGCCACGGACAGCAGCGACAAGGATCCGCCTTTTTCCTACGAGTACGACGCCGACTATATTTACTCCGCGTTTATGCAGGCCTACGGCCTGGATCTGGCGCGGCATCCCCTCCACTGGTGGCAGTTTCGAGCGCTTTTTCGATCGCTCCCTGAAGAGACTCAGCTGGTCAAAATCATCGGCTACCGCACGATGAAGATCCCGGCCAAGGCGTCCAAGGAGCAACGGCAGCATTATGAGCACCTGAAGCGCGTCTATGCGCTCCCTCAGTCGGCTGACCGGCAGCAGCTTGAAAGTGACCTGAACTCTCTACTCATGAACGGCGGCAACCCTGCCGTCCTTTTGACAGGAGGAGAAGGTCATGGCATCAGACGGGACTCTGAAATTTGATACAAGCCTGGACACTGGCGGCCTACAGTCCGGCATGGGCAAGGTCGCGAGCGTCGCTCAGCAAGCGCTGGGCGTATTCACCGGCCAGATGATGACCAGAGCAGTTGATGCTCTGGCCAATCTCGGCAAGTCAGCTCTCGACAGTGTGGGGCAACTGGAGCAGAACGTCGGAGGCGTGGAGACGCTCTTCGGCGATGCAGCTGACGCGGTCATCGCGTCGGCAGATCGGGCCTACCAGACGGCGGGCATGTCTGCCAATGACTACATGAGCACGGTCACGAGCTTCTCGGCGTCCCTGCTCCAGTCCCTCGGCGGAAATACCGAGGAAGCGGCCAAAGTGGCCGACATGGCCATCATCGACATGGCCGACAACGCGAACAAGATGGGCACGTCCATGGATATGATCCAGAACGCGTACCAGGGCTTCGCAAAACAGAACTACACCATGCTGGACAACCTGAAGCTGGGCTACGGCGGCACTAAGACCGAGATGGAGCGCCTCCTGGCTGATGCTGAAAAGCTGACCGGCGTCAAGTATGACATCAACAACCTGAACGACGTCTACCAGGCGATCCACGCGGTTCAGGAGGAAATGGGGATCACCGGCACCACGGCCAAAGAGGCCGCGAGTACGCTGGAAGGCTCCATGGCTTCGGCCAAGGCTGCCTGGGACAACTTCATGAACGGATCCGGCGACGCGGACCAGCTGGCGGACGCCTTCGCCACGGCAGCGGACAATATCGTCAAGAACCTCGCCGAGATCATTCCGCGCTTCGCTGAGACGCTTCCAGCGCTCGGCGGCGCTATTATTGCACAGATTCCGGATCTGGTGGCTGCCATCGTTCCGGTCGTGTTCTCAGCAGGCCAGAGCGTCCTGAAGCAGCTCCAGGACGCGGTCCTGGACTTCGACTTCGCCGGAACAGCTGACAAGGTCGTCCAGATGATCACGGGCTTCATCGAAGGCGACGGACTGGGCTCTCTCCTGGACACTCTTGTCACAATTTTCACCGGCATCGTGAATGGCATCAGCTCCATGCTGCCGTCGCTTCTGCCTGCGCTGATCGAGCTGATCAGCTACGTTGTGACCTCACTCCTGGACCAACTGCCCGCAATCCTCGACTGCGCGCTGGAGCTGATCCTCGGTCTGGCTCAGGGCATCCTTGCGGCGCTTCCCGTACTGATCGAAGCACTGCCGGAGGTCATCAGCTCCATCGTGGAGTTCCTGATCTCGGCCGTCCCGCAAATCATTGACGCCGGCATCGAGCTCCTGATGGCACTGGTGGACGCCCTGCCTGTCATCATCGACGCGCTGGTGGACGCCCTGCCTCAGATCATCAGGGCCACCGTGACGGCTCTGATCGCCGCAGCACCCCAGATCGCGAAGGCTGGCATCAAGCTCCTGGGGGCCCTGATCGAAGCCATCCCAGTCATCGTGGTCGAGCTGGCGGAGGCCGTGCCGGACATCGTCGCGGCCATCATTGACGTGCTGGCCGAGCTTCCCGGTCTGATCGGTGAAGTCTTCGCCGAGATCGTGACGGACCTCGTCGAGTGGGGCCAGCAGATGCTCAGCAATGCCTCCATGGCCATGAGCAATATGCTCAGCCAGGTCAACAGCATCATCCAGGAACTCCCTGGCAAGATCTGGACGCACCTGGTCAATGCGGTGAACAAGGTCATCGCCTGGGGCCAGCAGATGGTCTCCAACGCTTCGACCGCAGCGAGCAATATGCTCAGCAAGGTCAGCGGCATCATCCAGGAGTTACCCGGAAAGATCTGGACACACCTGGTCAACACCGTCAATAAAGTGGTGGCCTGGGGCCAGCAGATGGTCTCCAACACTTCGACCGCAGCGAGCAATATGCTCAGCAAGGTCTCCAGCACGCTCCAGCAGCTCCCGGGCAAGGTCTGGGACTATCTGAGCCAGGCGGCCCAGAAGGTCGTCACCTGGGGCACACAGCTGGCCCAGAAGGGCGCCGCAGCGGTGACCCAGCTGTTCAACTCCATCGTCAACGGGCTCAGCAGCCTGCCGAGCAAGATGGCGGAGATCGGCAGCAACATCGTCAGCGGCATCTGGAACGGCATCAGCTCTGGCTGGAACTGGCTGACGAATAAGGTCAGCAACCTGGCCAACAGGCTGCTGGACGCCGCGAAAGACGCCCTCGGCATCAACTCCCCGTCCAAAGAGTTCGCGGACGAGGTCGGCCGCTGGATCATGCCCGGCGTGGGCAAGGGCCTGGACAAGTCCATGCCGGCAACGCTGAAGGACATGAAGGCCAAGGCCGGCGAGCTCGTCAGTGCCATGCGGGCCGAGATGTCGGCAAGCGTCGGCCAGCTCTCCGTCGGAGCTTCGCACGCTGCGGGGCTGAGAATGGCGGGCGCCGGCACTACCGTCTACAATGACAATCGCATGGAGCAGAGCAACACCTACAACGTGCCCGTGGCTACTCCTTCCGAGGTGGCCAAGAAGCAGCGCGAGGCTCTGCGTAACATGGTCGGAGGTGTGAAATGACAGTAAACACATTAACCATCGAGCTGACCTGCAACGGCAAGACCCTCAAAATGGGACCGGGCCAGGACATTGACATCACTGCCGTGTCCGGCCTGGAGGCCTCTGAGGTGGAGATCAGCACATCAGACAACGCCCTGGTGGACGGGGCGTCTGTCGATGGCAAGAAGATCAAACCAAGGCCGATCCACATCGAGGCCAGCTTCAGAAGCAGCAAGAACAACCCGGAAAACCGGGCCAAAGTAATCAAGTTTTTCAACCCGAAGTACACCGGCAAGGCGCTCATCACCAACATGGGCGTCAGCCGCAACATCGAGTACGAGCTGGAGGGCTGGACCTTCGCAGCATCGAAGAACATGGACAGCAAGCTGAAGATCCTGGTGGATCTGATCTGTCCGGATCCGTATATGCTCAATGTGGACAACTTCGGCAAGAACATGGCGAACATCACGCCGCTGTTTTCTTTCCCCTGGGTCTCCCTCCACAAGAGGATGGAGACGGGCAAGCTGGACTACAAGCCGGAAGCCCGTGGCCTTCTCCTGGGTGGCAACACTGCCGGCTACAGAACGCTGAAGAAGGAGGTCGTGCTGAGCAACGACGGAGACGTCCCGACCGGTGTCCAGATCCAGTTCATCGCGACCAGGGGCGCCGTGGTCAACCCTAAGATCACGAACACCGGCACGGGCCAGTTCATGCGCGTGAGTGTCACGATGCAGACCGGCGACGTGCTTCTCATTGACACCAACGACCGGCACCAGGTCATCACTCTGAACGGCGTCAACTACTACCAGCGCATCGACCGCCGGAGTGAGCCCTTCAAGCTGGAAGTGGGCGACAACTATCTGGAGTACGACGCGGATGGGAACTACACCAACCTGGACGTCAATCTGTTCTACACTCCGAAGTATCTGGGGGTGTAGCGCATGAATTTGATCATCCTCGACCAGAACTTCGACACGCTGGGCGTCGTCAGCGTGTTCAATACGCTCATCTGGGACCGGCGGTACTACGCCTCCGGCCTGTTCGAGCTGCACACTCCCGCCGAGTTTTTCACGCTGATGAACACCGGCCGCTATCTCTACCGGAACGACCGGGACGAACTGGGCGTGATCCGCGAGGTCAACTTCGCGAGAGACGCCAAAGGCACCCGGACAGCCTACTGCAAGGGCTATTTCTCTGAGGAACTCCTGAACGGCCGCGTGCTCAACACGCAGATCAGCCTCACCGGCACGCCGGAGGTCATCGGCCAGAAGATGGTGGACCGCTACGTGATCAACCCGACCGATGCCGGCCGGAAGATCTCCCAGGTCAAACTGGGCGAGCTGAAGGGCATCGGCGCGAGTGTCACGGTTACGGCTACCGGCGACAACCTGGGCGACAAGCTCTATGAAATCGAGAAGACCCAGGAGCTCAGCCACCGGCTGCGCTACGACTACCTGAACAACGACCTCATCTTCGAGGTGTGGAAAGGCAAGGACAGAACGGACGACCAGACTGAGAACAGCTGGGCCATCTTCTCGGACAGCTTCTACAACGTCAAGAACGCCGTCTACGACCGGGATGAGTCCGAGTATAAGAACTTCGCCTACGTCGCCGGCGAGGGAGAAGGCTCCGCCCGTGTCATCGTGGAGGTGGATCTCCGCAGCAGTGCGGACGAGGAGCGCCGGGAGCTCTACGTGGACGCCCGGGATCTCCAGAGCACCTACCAGGACGACGCCGGCGACGAGCACACGCACACGGCCGATCAGTACAAGGCGCTGCTTCGTCAGCGCGGTCTGGAGAAGCTGGCCGAGTACCAGAAGATCGAGACCGTCAACGGCGACGTGGATCCCAACGCCAACCTGACCTACGGCGTGGACTTCGACCTGGGCGACCTCTGCACCTACCGCTACGCAGACGTCGGCATCGAGACCACCAAGCGAATCACCGAGATCCAGGAGGTCTACGAGGGCAGCAAGCAGACCCTCTCCGTCGTCTTCGGCAATGACCAGATGACCAGCATCACGAAAATCATCCAAAGGGAGGTATTTTAACATGGCCATGAGATACGGCTATTTTGACTCGGAGATCACCGGCGTGGACTCCGAGGGTATGCCTATTTTTGACAGAGCAGAGACGTCGGAACTGTTCCGCCTGCTCTTTTCCAAACTGCTGACCAATGGCGTGCTGGCCAAGCCTGCCGACTGCTTCAAAGTGCTGGCAGGCGACACTGGCCTGAGCGTCACGGTCCGCCCTGGCTTCGGCCTGATCAACGGCGCCTTCGCCTATGATCCCGCCCCTGCCACTTTCCCGCTGGCCGCAGCTCCAACGAGCTACAGCCGCATCGACCGTGTCGTGCTGCGCTGCAACTATCTGGATCGCCTCTGCGAGATCATCGTGAAGACCGGCACGGCAGCGGCAACGCCCCAGGCTCCAGAGCTCATCCAGCCCGTCAGCGGCGACTACTACGAGCTGGGCCTGGCAAACGTAACGGTCAGCGCCAACCAGACCGTCATCACTCAGAGCTCCATCAGCGACACCCGCCCCAACAGTGCAGTCTGCGGCTACATCACCCAGTTCATCGACAGCATCGACACCGAGGCCTTCTATGACCAGTTCAATGCCTTCTATACTGAGTTTGTGGCCAAGTCCAACGCCAGCTACTCCCAGTTCGAGCAGATGGCCAAGGCAGCCTATGACGGCTTCACGGCTGCCATCGACGAATACATCGAGGCGCTGGAGACCAAGGGCAACACAGATCTGACCGCCGTCACGGAGGCCATGAAAGAGTTCCAGCGCACCAGCCAGAACGCTTTCAACGAGTGGTTTGCCACCGTGCAGGGCCTTCTGGACGAGGACGTCGCCGGCAGGCTCATCAACAAGACGAGCGATCTGGACGAGCGCCTGACCGCTCTGGAATACATGATCATTCACAACGATCTGTTCACTCACGTCGTTGACGATGACGGCAACCCGATCCTGGACGACGATGGCAACGCGATCATCGGCGACTGGAAATATAAAACCGCATAAGGAGGAACATTATGCAGATTGACGTAACAAACGGCAAACGCTTCACAGAGTACGACGCGCTGGCTGCCGTGGCCAGCGGGGAGGACGTTCTCCTGGTACGACTCGCAGACGGCACAGGCGTCAAGAGGATCCCTATCAGCGCCATCAAGGCCTTCATCAATGGAGACCTGGACACGCTGGAGACTGAGGACAAGACCAGCCTGATCGCCGCCATCAACGAAGTCTTCGGCCTGGTAGGCACCAACGCCCAAGACATCAAAGCCCTGAAGGAGCTGACCACAATGCTCGGCCAGACTGGGGCATCCAGGGCCAACTCCTTCATCTATGAGCACGACCTCGGCACCAGCTTCACCGCTGAGCAGTCCGCCGACATCCGTGCCGGCAAGTTTGAGAAGGTCCGCACTGGCGGCTACTGGACCATCAACGGCCGCAAATACTGGGCCGCCCATGCTGACTACCGTCTGCACTGCGGCGACACCGAGCTGACCACCCACCATATGCTGGTCATCCCCGACAAGTCCTTCTATAACGGCGTGATGAATGACACTAACGTCACGACCGGCTCCTACTACGGCAGCAAGATGAAGACCTCCGGCCTGGCCAACGCTCTGGCCACTGTCAAGGCTGACTTCGGCGCAGACCACATCCTGACTCACAGGATCCTCCTGGCCAACGCTGTCAGCAATGGCGCCAGCTTCGGCTGGGCATGGTACGACAGCCAGATCGACCTGATGAACGAGCACATGGTCTACGGCTCCTACGCATGGGGCGGCGGAGCGCAGAACGGCTACGACGTCGGGACAGACAAGAGCCAGCTGGCTCTGTTCCAGGCACGCCCGGATCTGATCACGAACAGAGAGAACTGGTGGCTGAGAGACGTCCGGTCGGCGACGTATTTCTGCATTGTCAACATCGACGGTGTTGCCGACGGCTGGAGCGCCTCGGACTCCATCGGCGTCCGCCCGGCTTTCCTGATCTATTGATCAAAAATCCCGGCCCCTCGTGGGCCGGGTAAATCTAATCAAGGAGATAAGATAGCGTGTCAGACATCCCCAAAAGTAAAAGAGCATATTCCAACCTGGAAGCGCACCACAAGGCGCTGGAGATCCGCAGGAAGATCGCGGTGGAGCTCCTGGCCAGCTTCGCCTACAGCGAGAAAAAGCTGGAGGAAGCCGTCCGGAAGCAGACGCAACACATCCAGGACCCTGAGCATAGGGCGGAGGCCGCCCAGGCCATCCGCAACCTGGAGGAAGACTTCGCCTGCTGGTTTATCAAGCGCCACCGCGACCGGGTGGACGACCTCTGCTGCGACATCGCGCAGCATCTCAGAGGCGCCAATACCATCTGGCCGACCTACCACTTCGAGTATAAGGACAGGCGCGGCGAGCTAAACCAGGCGCTGAAGTGCTGCAACAAGCTCCAGGACGAGCTCCAGTACATCGCCGAGTCGCTGCCGGCAGACAAGAACAAGTATATGGACATCGTGCTGGAAGTCGAGGCCCTGTTCAACATGATCAAGGCACTGCGGCAGTCTGACAACCGTTTCCTGAAGCATCTGAAAGACTAAGAATATAGGGTGTCCTCTGTACGGACCGTCCAGTCGGCGACGAATTTCTGCAATGTCAACAACAACGGTAATGCCAACAACTGGAACGCCTCGAACTCCATCGGCGTCCGCCCGGATTTCACAACTGCACAAAGTCATCGGGCAAGTTCCCGCGTGCAGCAATGGGAAAGGAGAGGCCATCCTTCCAGCGGAAGCTGGTAAATGCTAACCAGGACGCTCCCGGTCACGACCGATGGGGCTATCGCGTGGTTTTTATATGACTGTATATTTTGATGCTAATAACATTTATGACGCCGGGACCAAGGCGATGCAAAGCAGCAAGTTCAAACACGGCACCCAGCTGTTCGAGATGAACCACCTGCTGACCACTGCCCACATCCGGCAGGACTTTATCACCGGCGACTACAAGCCGGATCCGGGCAACAAGTTCCCGATCAATGAGCGTGGGCATCCGCGCTACATAACCAGTAACACGATGGTGGACAAGACGGTCAACCATCTGCTCTGCGACGAGGTGCTGACGCCGTCCATCAGCAAGTACCTGATCTATGACAACGGCGCCTCACAGAAGGGCAAGGGCGTGGCTTTCCATCGTCGCCGCTTCGAGGCTCGACTGCATCAGTATTTCATGCAAAACGGCACCAACGAGGGATACATCCTCCTGGTGGACTTCTCCGGCTATTATGCCAACATCCCGCACGACAAGTGCCTGGAGGTGCTCCAGACGTTCCTGGAGCGCGAAGTCGAAGATCCGGAGACGCTGGCCATCACTGAGAAGCTGCCGCCGCTCATCTTCAAGTCCTTCGAGCAGGACTTCTCTCGCTTCACTGACAAGGAGATCGAGGCGATGATGGCCGGAAAAATCGACCCGATGCTGAACTACGGCGTGGATCCAGCGCTCCTGACCGGCGAGAAAATGCTCCGGAAGGGTGTGGACATCGGCTCCCAGCCTTCGCAGAACATCGGCATCGTCTACCCCTACCGGCTGGACAATTATGCCAAGATCGTCAAGGCGGTCAAAGGATACGGCCGTTATACCGATGACTCCTACGCAATCGCCCGGACCCGGGAGGAGCTGCTGGATCTTCTGGACGGTCTGGAGAAGGAGGCGAAAGAGTATGGGCTGATAATTAACCGCAAGAAAACCAGGATCGTGAAATTGTCCTCGGAGTTCCGGCACCTGCAGGTGTGCTACTCCTTAACGGAGACCGGCAGAATTATCCGGAAGATCAACCCGAAGAACATCACAAGGGAGCGGCGCAAGCTGAAGGCCTACAAGCGCCTGCTCGATAGCGGCCGCATCGACTACGCGACGGTCGAGAACGCCTTCAAGTCCTGGCTGGGAAGTCACTGGAAGTATATGTCGCATGATCAAGTTTATAACATGAGCAGCCTCTACTATGAGCTGTTCGGAAGGAGACCAAAATGGAAAAAAGGACATGGAAGATTACACTGGCTGATGGCACATCCCTCGACGGCCTCGACCTCAACGGGAACAACTACATCAGCTCCGCCGTCGTCACTGAGGCCACCTTCGCCGGTAAGCTCTCCAGCGTGACCATCGAGGGGCCTGACGGCACCCAGACCTATCAGGACATGAAGCTGGTCCAGATCAGCAAGGTCGGCAAGAGCTACTGGTTTATCCTGGCCGAGAAGACGGCTGAGGAAAAGCAGAAGGAACTCGCCGCAGCTGCTCTGGCCACCAACGCCAACAGCATCACCGACCTTCAGCTCGCTCTGGCTGAGGTCTATGAAATGATTATCGGAGGTAAATAACTATGGCTAAAGTTTACGCAGCCCTCATCAAGAAGGGGCTCAAAACCATCGACGACGTGCCCGAAAATCTGCGCGACGAAGTCCGCGCGCTCCTGGAGGAGTAAGATGATCCGGCGCTTCAGATCCTGGCTCAGAAAGGAGGTGAACAACATGGCAGTCATCTACGTCGCCCTGATCGTCAAGGGCAAGCGTACCTACGACAGCGTCCCTGACCTGATCAAGCCCCAGGTCAAGGAGATGCTGATCGACCTGGAACTGGCAGAGCTCGTCACTGAGTAAAGCCCACAATGCCCCCACGGAGATATTCGTGGGGGCATAATTCTAAGTTAATAAAAAGAAGGAAGGTACACAACATGAAAATTGGAATTTGCACAGCAGTGGGAGCCGCGGGCGGCTTCATCGCCAGCCTTTTCGGAGGCTGGGACGCAGCTCTGACCACGCTCCTGGTCTTCATGGGCGTGGACTACGTCACCGGCCTCATCGTTGCCGGCGTGTTTCACAGATCCCAGAAGTCCACAGACGGCGCCCTGGAGAGTCGCGCCGGATGGAAGGGTCTCTGCCGTAAGGGCACGACTCTCCTGGTGGTACTGGTAGCCTGCCGCCTCGATCTGGTCACGGGCTCCACATTCATCAGAGACACGGCGATTATCGCCTTCATCGCCAACGAGACGATCAGCATTATCGAGAATGCCGGACTGATGGGAGTGCCTATCCCTGCCGTCGTGGCGAAGGCCATCGACATCCTGAAACAGAAGGCAGAGGGCGACGCTAACACCAACCCCGACAAGGAGTAAGCCGTGAAGGCGACAGGGTCCTCCACCGAGGGGACCATCTGGAACTACTTCTGCTGCAAAGGTTTCAGCCCGGCCGGTGTGGCCGGGCTGATGGGCAACCTCTACGCCGAGAGCGGGCTCAATCCGATAAACCTCCAGAACACCTACGAGAAGCGCCTGGGCCTCACGGACGCCGAGTACACGGCCGCCGTGGACTTCCGGGAGCTACCCCAACTTCGTCCGCGACAGCGCCGGCTACGGCCTCGCGCAGTGGACATACTGGAGCCGCAGGGAGGCCATGCTCAACTACGCCCGGAAGACCGGCGCATCCATCGGCGACCTGATGATGCAGCTCGACTTCATGTTCCAGGAGCTGAAGGACCACGTGGCCGTCTTCCAGGTACTCCGGACAGCCCGGACCGTGAAGGAGGCGTCCGACATCGTGCTGACCAAGTACGAGCGCCCGGCCGACATGAGCAACGCCGTCAAGGTAAAGCGGGCCGGCTTCGGCCAGGCATACTACGACACCTACGCAAACACCACAACAACCCCAAAGAAGGAGGAGATCACTATGAGCAACAGCCCTCTGGTAACGTACACCAACATCACCAAGAACAAGACCAGCCCCCGCAACCACGCCATCGACACCATCACGATCCACTGCATCGTGGGCCAGTGGACGGCGAAGCAGGGCTGCGATTTTTTTGCCACCACTGACCGCGAGTGCAGCGCCAACTACATCGTCGGCAAGGATGGCTCCATCGGCCTGTCCGTCGATGAGGCAGATCGCTCCTGGTGCACTTCCAGCCGTGAGAACGACAACCGCGCCATCACCATCGAAGTCGCCAGCGACACCGAGCACCCCTACGCCGTGACCGATGCAGCCTACGCCGCACTGATCAAGCTGATAGCCGACATTTGCAAGCGCAACGGCATCAAGAAGCTGATCTGGTCCACCAACAAGGCCGACCGCGTCAACCACGCCAACGGCTGCAACATGACCGTGCACCGCGACTATGCCAACAAGGCCTGCCCGGGCCAGTACCTCTACGACCGCCACGGCGCCATCGCTGCGGCCGTCAATAAGCTCCTGGGCTCTGGCACTACCCAGCCACCCGAGGCGGCTCCGGGGGCCGTCCAGGGCTTCCCTGCGACGCCCTTCACTGTCCGCGTCATTATCCCGGATCTGAACTACCGCAAGGGCCCCGGCATGAGCTACGCGGTCAGAGGCCAGACCGGCAAGGGCGTCTTTACCATCACCGAGGTGCAGGACGGCTGGGGCAAGCTGAAAAGCGGCGCCGGCTGGATCTACCTCGAAAACCCTGACTACTGCACCATCCAGGGCGTCGCAGCGAAGCCGGCCGAGCCGGATCTTGCTGACGTGCTGGCGCAGGAGATCGCCGGCAAGGTGAAGGGCTCCGGACTGGATCCTGCTGACGTTCTGAACAGGACCAAGAAGATCCTGGGCGTGGCATGATCGCCCTGATCAGCGCGGCGGCTCTCGTATTCCTGGGAGCCTGCTGCGCGGTCACAACAGCCAGCAAATACATGATAGACTAAGAGAGCCCCGGCACCCGCCGGGGCTCTTTTGCTTTATACGGCAATTCTGAGGACGACATAGTCCCGCAGCACGATGATCTTCGGGGTTCGAGTACCGTCGCGCGGGCTCCACCATTCGGGCCGTACTCGAACACGTGAGTGCGGGCCCTTTTCTCGGATATTGTAAAATATCAGCGCCTCATCGTTGCGGAGCTCGACTCGGGCGATGAACGTGTCAACTAACCGAGCGCGGAAGTCGTCATCCGTGACGTCTCCGACGCGGAAGGAGCGCAGCCAGGCCTCGACCACCTCATGGGTGAGTCGGGGCCTTTTTATTTCTGCCCGCTGGATCTCCAGCACCAGCTGCTCCTCCTCTTCCTCCAGGGCAGCCAAACGAGAGACCAGGCCACGGGCCCCGCCTTCTTCTATCGCGTCCAGCAAGTTCCGCTGGCGCTTTTTATTTGAATCAAGACGCCGACGCAATCCCACCACGGGATCGTCGGCGTTTTCCTGTTCCTGGACTTCCAGGATCCGGACGGTCAGCTTCTCGATCATCTCATCGGTCAGCATATCGTTCACCGTGGCCAGGATGATCGCATCCTCCAGGTGGTCCTTCGGGAACGGCTTCAGCTCGCACTTCTTCCCGCGCTTTTTGTCCCCGCACTTGTAATATCGGTATACTTTCCCCAGCTTCCCGGTGCCGGTCTCTGCATTGATCATCGAGCCGCAGTACCCGCAGAACATTTTACAGCTCAGCAAATAGTTCACCTTCGCCCTCCCTGCCGCATTGTTGCGGCTCGTCTTAAAGTGCCGGGCAGCTTCCAGGAAGGTCGCCTGGTCGATGATCGGCTCCACGTTCAGCTTCACGTCCTGGATGTAGAACTCGCCCAGGTACTTCTCATTCCGCAGCATACGATAGACAACCGCATTGGAGACCGGCTTCCCACGCCGGCCCATGATCCCACGGTCAGCGAACAGCCGGACGATGTCCCGGAGCTGGGCGCCTGCTATGTGCATTTTGAACGCCTCACGGACAGCAGCAGCCTCCCGCTCGTCAATGACGACGTGGCGCTGGGAGTCCACCTTGTAACCGATGGGCAGAGGCTGGCCGCAATACTGACCC